TGATTAGCATGGTGTAACGACCCTTTTAATTCCAAGACGACCCTTTCCATACCTTTTATAGTCACTTCCATCTGGACTGCCCTGGTCTTGGCTTTGATAGACCTTACTTCCCAAGGTTCTAAAACATCGGCCATAATGTCACTAAAGACCACCATTTTATCTGCCGGAGAAAGGTCAAAGAATTTACTGCTGAACTGGGATATGAAAGTGGAGTAAAGGAAAGATTCAAAGCCAAGGCCCCCCAAATGATTTTCTAATCCATCCTGAGTAACTGGATTGCCATTTAGCTGTAAAATGTTTGGGGATTGAGTTCGTATGATCTGGGACATGTCGTCAAAACTTAATGTCACCCTACAACCTTTATTCTCCCAGTTGACAACATTACCTGCCTTGAGATTAGTAGAAGTCTTGCCATAGAGACACCAGCAGATAGCCTCAAACAAAGCAGACTTACCAGCCCCATTAGCTCCTAAATTAGTTTCTACTTTATTCTCCCCGGTGACAAAGTAAAGGCCATTGTCAAGATCAAAAGAAAAGTCTTGGTATTCTTGAAACGATTTAAATCCTTGTAGCTCAATCGTTTGCAGTTTCATATCAAAAACTCCTTTCCTTTCTTAACCACTACTTGCAGTAAAACAAAAATGAATGTTGTTAGGAGCAATCAAGGCCAGCAAATCAATAGCTGACATTTCACATAAATTTTCAATTGATAATGAAGTCCCTCCGGCATCACTTAGGACTATATTCAAATTAGTCAACAGCCCAACAAAGGTCTGAATTTTAAAATCTTTGATTTCTTTCATACCAAAAACTCCTTTCCTTTCTCTGCATAGTATTCGTCCAGTCCTTCAGCCCGACAATATCTATTCAGGACAGTCAAGGGATCAGTGTCTTTGAATTTCCTTTTCTTAATTAGCTGGGACTTTTCCTCAGCCAGCTTCAATTCAACAGAAACAAGTATCCCACCATTATTTTCGATATGTTTTCTAAGGTTCTTTTTCCACAAGTCAAACTGATCACTATCGGATCGGTTCACCAACATTCTTATTTTGAATTGATCCCCTATTTTAACCTGTAAATTATCAATAAGAATGTCTTTGGTATAATCTAACTCCTGCATAGATCTCCTGATTGTTAGATTAGTTATCCTTTCCCACTTGTTACCATTTAACAAGATAGCCCCGCCAGTAAAGTTATCCCCAAAGTATACAGGGTACGGCGACCCGATATATATGATCCCCCCCGTTTCCTGTGGCTTATGTAAATCACCGCTGAAAATAAGCCCATCAAAGTCAGCGAAAATACCAGAATCAAAACCTGCCAAAGTAGCCCCATTGCTTGCCTCTCCCCCGAATGTAGTTTGGTGTAAAAAGATTCTATCCACTACAGATAAATCAACTTTGTACTTTCCGAAAAACCCTTTTATATCCCCTGCAAAATCCTTTGAATAGGGGATAAACATTTCCCTACCAACAATGGTTGGTCGGTAATAATATTCAATATTCATCTCAGATAGGAAATGAAAGAAAGGCCAATCAGGATCAATACCGTCATGGTTTCCCCTGAGTATGACCATCCGTTTAGACCAATCTCTCATGTTTAGTAAGTTGCCAGTCAATCTATTGACCAGCTTAGCCCCATGATGGTCTTTCTTTTCGGTCAAATCCCCAAGGATATAGATTGTACCCAGATCAATTTTCTCAGTGGCTATAGACAGCCAATCAAAAAATTTCCACCTGTACTCTTCCAGGGGATTATCTGAGAGGTGAAGGTCTGAAATCAGAAGATCCATTCAGGGGTTCTATTTCAAGAAAATACCGATATATTTTCCCATTTAAATCATACTTGTATTTAACATCTTTCTGTCCGGCTTTCCAAGCAAGAAAAGCTACTTCTTTTAATTTCAACCATTTTGCTTGGACATCATCAACATTATGTTCCGCTCTTGTCCAATACTTTTCAAATGCTTTGGTGTATTTCATTTATTCCTCACTTAAAAATCCAAACGAAAAATATGGGATGCTTGTAATATCTTCAAAATGATAAAGATGCAAATCAGACCAATATATAGCAAGAGTGACAAGCCCAGGACAAACAAATGAAAGTCCAATGAGTATTGGTCTGCGATTTTCCTTAAAAATAAGCATAGGTCTTTTGCTATTGCTTTCCTTCCTCAATTTGTCCCAGATGCCAGTCAATGGACCTTGGCCATAAACATACAGATCCAGGCCAATACTTTTGAGGTGTTTGCACTCAATTACGTATCGGTCAGTAAGGATATTTCCGGCAGGGGTAACTGCTGTAATATCTCCTTGTCCAGAAGCTGTTTCCTGGTTTTTCTTTTTCCTGACCGTGGCTCGGCCACCCGACATGGCACTACGCCAGAATAGGTCATCACTCTTTCCGTCTGAGACCCACTCGGAAAGTCTTTTGCAGACTTGTCTTTCAAATTCTCCACCTTTCGCTTTACCCCCGCCTGATTTCATCAATTAGGTTTCTCCACAACAAGATTCCTATTAATAAGAAGTTGTATTGATTTATTTATTTTGTCCATGCACTCCGTTTGAATCAGTTGATTGATTATCAACAAATCCATTCTTTTTTCAAACTCAAGGAATCGTTTGTCAAAGTCATAATCTTCTATAAACATCTATCTTTCCTTTCTGGTCCTTTCCACTTTAAATTTGTTTTCAATTTCTTCCCACAAATCAATAACCTCATTCTTTAAAGTGTCCTGCAAATTATTTGTTTCAACATATTCAATAGCTTTCCCCATTGACTTGAATTCTTGGTTGGCTACTTTGTAAGTCGTACTCCCGGTATTTTCCTTGAGATACTGTAGATTCTCTCGGATATCATCAATACCATAACCAAAAATAATGGAGATAAAACAAGTACGGAAAGGTTCGTCAACAGACGATTTCTTGATAATACACTGACTGCGTATGCCTATAGTCTTTTCTACTTTCTTTCCATTGGCGAGTGTAACAGTTTTAGATATTTTTGCACCCTGAGATGGCGGTCCAACCCGTATTCTTAGGGATGAATAATAAGGTATGGCCCTACCCCCTGGCGTAGTTTCTCCTGATGGTCCTTCTCTAATCTGGTTGCTACATACCACAACCCAGTTGTTATTGGCAATTAAACGACAAGTCTTACGTAAACCCTCAGAAAATTCTTTGGCCCTACGCATCCCATATTTATCCTCATCCTCCATCTCCATTTTGGACGATAAGGCAGCTAAGGAATCGGCGGCGGCAACATTAATTATATCAGGATTCTCCGGTTTCCAGTCCCAGAGAGTGTTAAACATCTCGGTAACAGTATCCGGTCTGACATAGTTTTCCTGTGAGATATTGGCCCCGTATATTTTGGAATATTCTTGATCCAGTCTGGCCTCGGGATCAAAAAATAAAACCCCACCCCCCTTGGACTGACAGGAGGCAGCTATCTCGGCTAAGATAGCTGTTTTGCCAGAACCACTTGGACCAAACACCTCGCATAAAATTCCACCGGGGATTCCACCACCACGGTTTCTTTTCCCAGTGATAGCAAGATCAAGCAGGGTGGAGCCGGAAGAAAGGAGTAGACCGGCCCCACCCGATTGTACAGGCTTCCGTCCGCCACGGACACCTGATACAATATCGTTAGCTGTTTCGTCCAGCTTGCGTCTTAGCTTGCTCATTTTCTGTTCAATCTACCTCTCAAAGATTGCTTGGGTGGGGGGGTAGGTTCAGGTTCTGGGTCTTGACCAGCCTCTGCTTTCTCAGCCTCAACCATGCAATCATCATAAATATCGCAGTTGCTACAGTCATCGATCTGGTCGATTTCCAATCCAAAGCATTCGGGCAGTTGGGCTTTCTTAGCCCCCCGCAAAGGTTTTCTGGGTGCTGGTTTTTCCACGGCCCCTTCTTCCCCTTCCTCCACCACAGCCTGTTTTGCCCCCTTGGTCCCAAAGAATGTCACAGCTATTTCGTCATAGTCGGGGATATGGACAATTTCTTCCAGACAGTAAGTCGAGTCCAGTATTTCGTCAGGAATGGCGTACTCCCGGTCATCAAACTTATGACCCAGATACTGGGTGTTATCCTTTTGTGATCCTGTCCGTTTGAAAGAAATTGACTTGCCTTGGTCGGGATGAGAAAACAAAATCTTTCCGCCGCCCCGTGGTTTCTGGGCCAGGATATTTAAATGCCTTTCCATGTTCCAATGAGCCACAACCCAGATTTGAACCCCTTTCTTTTCTTCCTTGTCATCGTCATAGACCACGACATTGTAGACGGTCACTCGCTTGGATTTAATGGCTTTCCAAACGACATCCTCTGCCCCCTCTTCTCGCAATTCTTTGATATGTTCACAGATAGGACAGGGCTTGCCAAAGTTAGCCAGCGGGCAAACCAGCATAGCATCACCAGCCCCAACATTCTTGTGAACATAGTAGGTGGCATGATCGCTGATTTCCCCTGCTTTGATTTTCCTTTCAGGGTTTCCCTCACCAGCAATGTAAGGCAGGATATCAATCAGGTGTTCCCCCTCCTTACACCACCACTCTTTAATGTCCAATTCTGACTTGATGATGCTACCGAATTTTAGACCCCCCTCGTTTGTAGAAAAAGATTCCTTACGCCTTTCCAGCAACTGCTCCGACATTTTACCTCTTAATTGACTTACTTTCATTAGACCCTCCTGTTAGTTTTTTTATGTATTCTAATTTGGTTTCAAAGAAAGATTTGAAAAAAGCAGCGGTGACGATTCTTACCGTTAAATAAATAACGATAAGACCCACAATGAATCCGGGCACTATAAACCACAACAGATTACTTTCTATCACGGTTAAGTCTTTTCTTTAATACAGAATCCTTATTCATTTCATTGAGCATAGAGGTGCGGTCTTGGGGTGGGGCCTCTCTCAAGTAATACTCCGATAAAAACAACCGGACTAAATTGTCAAGGGCAAATTTCTTGTGGTTTAACGACTCAATGGCTGACTGAATTATTTTATGATTGTACTTTAATTTCAGATATTCGTCAATCGAATCCTTGTACTTTTGATTGACGGTTATTGCAGAACCAACAGACGCTTCCGTAATTTTTTCCAGTTTAAATTTGGCTGGGTCGGATCGGATAGCCATGTCCAATTCAGCCCTGACCAAGTCTACATTCTCCTTGGCCCTATCTCTCTCCATTTCAGCCTCAGCCAGTTGCACTGACCACTTGTGAAAAGTAGACGCTTGTTTGGACCATTCCTCGTCCAGTCCATACTTGTCAATCTGTAAGTCTTTTTCAAAGTCCATGTTTCCCCCCCTTTTGTTTATATACTTATTATACCATGCTTTCCCGATATCGGACAATTTATCTGCAAGATAAGTAGCAAGAAAGTGATAATCCTGCCTTGCCGGAGTACATAAACGATTCAGTAAATAAAGTAATAATATTTGCCGTCCTGTCATCTCCTTTACTTAACAGTACGGAATTCATGTATCCTAAAATTGCGTAGCGCACACTTTCAGGTTCAACAGTCAAACCTTTTAGAATGGTAGCTACGTCACCCCAATCCTTTTTCAACAAAGCCCTGCATAACTCAATCGTCTTAGCCTCGTTGACCAGTCCCTCTCCTATGATTTTTAAAGCCACTTCAGGATCATGGACATCGGAAATCTGTTCCAGTAATACCAAAGCATGACGGGGAGACCCCTCAGATACCTTGACAATCTCCCTTAAAATAGTAGGTCTGATATCTAATTTCTCTTTCTCACAAACTCCTCTGAGTAAGGCAGTCATTAGGGGGGCAATCAGCGGGGAAACCTGATAAGTGGTACACCGATTCTTGATTGTGGCTATCAGCTTTTCAGGGTCGGTGGTACACAGAATAAATCGGATATGGTCAGGGGTGTCCTCCAAGATTTTAAGCAGACTGTTTTGGGCATCCGTAGTCAGCTTATGGGCTTCGTCAATCAGATAAATCTTTTTGGACCCATTGAGGGGGGCATAGATAGCATTGGCTATGATTTCCCTAATCGTATCAATGCCACGAGTGTTAGCCATATTATATTCAAAAAAATCCTTCTCACTGCAACCCAACTCACGCTTTATGATTCGGGCCAAGGTGGTTTTACCACAACCACTGGGGCCATACAGTAGAAATGCCCTGACCACTCTATTCTTTCTGGATAAGACATGAGTTAAAGATTCAACGACTGGGTTATTCCCAATAAAATCAGGAAATGTTTCTGGCCTGTACTTTAGGTGCAGTGGAAGGTTTTCCATAAATCTCCTCTCCTATCCATTCAGTTAAGTATCCTTGCAATATAACCGACAATCCTATGTGGTCTTTTACGCATTTCCTTTTGACTTTAAAAGCCAAATCAGGATTCAAACAAAAACTCATAATGATCTTTTTTGGTGTAGTATCATTTGCAAATTTCCGGCCCATCTTTAACCTCCTTTTTGTAATACCATGCTTGGTCTATCTCCGTCATCTCGAATTCCACTTCGAGAGGAACTATTATCCAAGGCATCTTTCTTTTGATTCGTTTAGTCATAATCCCCTTACATAAATTAATAACCATTTTCTTTTCAGGTGGGTATAAATCAAGGACAATACTGTCATGTATCTGTCCTATGCTTTTGGTCTGGTATTTTTTTAACTCCCTATTCAACTCAATCAGCGACCACAGGAGACAATGAAAGGCTGGTCCCTGAATGGGCCAATTGAATAAATCATTTCGGGTAAGATACCCATCAGACCTGAATCCGGTTACATACTCAATGTAACCATTCTCTAAATAAAATTCCTCAGTCTGATTTTGCCACTCTTTGACACCAATAAACTTATTCCAAAATCTGTTTTCGTCCACTCGGCAATGCTCCTCAAAATCATAATAACTTTTTATGCCCTTATTACGCAGGTGCTTTTTTACTTTCAACTGGTCAATAAGCGGCCAAACATTGCCAGCACAGCCTTTGTAGAAACTACCATAAAAATAAGGAAACACCTTTTGATTCTTAGCATAGAAACGAATCTCCTTGGCATTGTCTTTTTCAAGGCTGTCCCACTCGTCATTATCAAACAAGAAAAGATTCTTAGCCTCGTCCTTGTGTGGATCAGCACCAGATTTGATGTAATCAATTAATACTTTATCTTTACTGACACAGCCAATCACTTTAACCTCTAAAGCAGAATAATCCACCTCAAGCAATTGATTGCCCTTGGTAGGTATGATTCCAGCCCTGGTTACTAACTTAGCATTCTCATCCCTGACCGGGATATTTTGGAAATTTGGTTTATCTGAAGAATTATGGACACAAATTTCATTAGCTATAAAATTATTGAAGTCGTCTACTTCTAAGTCATAAACATCTTCCGTATCATTTAAAATTTCAATTTTTATTATTCGGTGGTTATTAGGAACAAAACCCCCAAATTGATTGCCCCATTTTCGTTCAAATGGTACTCCATAAAAGTTATATAATTTTTTAAGTTTATAATAGTTGTGTCCTAATGCCATAGTACAAGCATGGATTCCTTGTTTGGATAATTCAATGATTCTTTTCTTTGAGATGTATTTCCCATTTTTATCATATCGTAATTTTACTGATTTATAATCTATTTGATGATATCGTAAATAAATTTTAAATGTTGTAAAATCAAATCTGATTTTTGACCACTTACCCCCGGATTCTGCTAATATTCTTAAACAAGCAAATTTACTAAGTCTTAAGGAATTAGGATTTTCAAATCCCTTTTTGCATTTGTATGTGCCATTTCTTCTATTCTCCCAAGACCTTTCTAAACCAAGTATTTGTTTATCTTTAGGTATAAATTGTGAATGGTATAAAGAATGCTCTTTCCTGGTATGCTTTTCTAAATTTGAAATTTCATGGTTTAAATGATCTATGCCTTTATGATGTACTACTTCATCCTTTTTTAGATTTCCTATCAAATTTTCATATATGAATCGGTGTTCTAACAAACCCCTATTATTTTTATTGAGTTGACCTGTGCAAAATAATTCATCTTTTACTCTTCTAATAGATAAGGAACTTGCTTTGTAGGAATGTTTGTTACCAAAATTTATTTCTTTTGTCTTGTCTAAAAAATCAATGGCTTTAACATATTTTCCTGATATATGTCTTATTAAATGCTCAGGGGTAATATCAATATATCCTTTTTTGTTGCGTGTCCACCAATGAAGCCTTATTACTTTCTTATGCCCCGTTTTTCCTGCCCACAAAACCTTTCGTATAGCAGGTTTTAAGTTATCATCAAAACAATAAACAAAATCTCCTACTTTTATTTCCTCTATTGGTACACCATTAGGATATTTGATAAAGTCTCTAACAGCTAATATTTTAGTGCCCTTAGCCACACAACTACGATATGTAACTACCATATTCAGATTGAAATTTGGGTGTAGCTTTCCGTCATCACAAGTCTCACGCAAGAACTGAGACAGGTAGGTATCCTTAATCTTATTTAACTTTCTCAACTCTAATAATTTATTAGAAAACTCCGTGTTGATATCC